AGAGGCCGCCAATTGATTGGCTCCCAGTGCTGATATAATTGACACATCATCAACGGTGGCCCCACTGATGAAAATCTCGTCTGCCGCTGAATTTATCTGGAACAGAGATCCAAAACTCAGCCCGGATTGGTTTGGCACAATCACCGCCGTCATTAGGTCCGGGGCCAGTTGATTGTGTATGTAAGCGGCTAATTCTGTAAAGTAAAAACTGTCTCCAAAATCCCAGTTGTCAAGGGCAAAAAATTCGTTGATTGCGGAGATAACCCTAGTCTTAATCACTGCATCTGATACATTAGTTTTAAGATTTTTAACAACCTTGAAAGTTGCCTGTAATTGCTCATCGGCGTTTGTACCAAACAGTATCTTATACTTTACTGGATGATAAATGATCTGATCCGACAATGATTTCAATGGATTAAGCGTACCTGAGTAATTGACCCTTAACTGATCTGCCGTGGATTCTGTAGGTTTTGTGCCTCCATCTTGTAACCAAATCCTATATAGATTATCGTATGTTCTCTCTAACAGATAGACATCAATAATGTTTGACACGCTTGGATCTATTCTTGTCTCCTGACCAGCATGATGTTTGTATTGAAAATCGATCGAACTCCTTCCTCTTCTTGCTCTGTAATCTGTTGTAGTTGTTAGAGTATTTGTTGTAGAACTATAAGTCTTGATAACATCCTCTGCACTGTTGTAGAAATAAAACAGTTGTCCGTCTGTGTATGTTGATGTATTAAGATCGATGTCGGTTTCTTTATCACTTACAACAAAGTTACTTGCGGCATATGGTCTGAATCTCTCTATGTTATCATATGAACTATATTTTTCCGAGAACACAAATTTAGTTGATTCAGAAAGGGTTGGTTCAACAAATATGTCAAACAATTCGGGATTGTCGACTACTCCGTCGTCGTCATTATCGAAGAATCCAATCTTCACCTTCCTGTTGTCCTGGAAACCATCTGATTCTGTAACCACGTCAACAACTTGCCAGGTAATAGGATAACCTATGCTGTTTCCTGTTGAAACGATACTGTTGATTTTCAGTATTTTTACTACATCCTTGACACTCTTGCCCGTTGTGTAGTCGTATATTTTCTCGTCCACGCTATAGTGAAATTTGTTCTGTGATTCTGACTCAAATATGTACTCCAGTTTCCTGTACTGCACAGTGTAGGTGTTTCCGTCGTTTGTGAACTTGAACCACCAACTGGCATCCGCGTTCGCTCCTGTTGTTGAACCTGCATTGGCCAAATCGAAAATTGTGCTAGTACTTAAATTAGTTGACGTGATTACTTTCCATGTCTCAGAATCAACGTCGTACCTTAATCCAAACTCCTCATATTCCTCTATCCTGTCCAGTAGATCTGCTTCGAGTGTGGTAGAAAATGATGTTGTAAAGTTTGGTATAATCGCATTAACAACAGAACCATTTGGAACTATATTGTTCAGTGTTACCGGTCCGACACCCGACTCTAAATTTCCTAAACCACCATTAGAACCGTCAAGCACTACTGCACCTATCTTGGCCCATGCTCTATCTTCAGCGTTATCTGTTGTTGATGTCACTAATGTTCCGTTCAAGAACTTTCTCGTGTCCGGTGATGTGAATTTGACTAAAGCACCTGGTTTAGCAAACTTCATGTTGGAAGTTGCTGAATCTCCTAGGGACAATGCACCACCCGACGTAAAATAACCTGTGTTGGTATTGGTATCCGTCGTTGTGGAATTCCAGGTTGCACTCAGTGTGCTGGCATCCTTTGTTTCGTATTTCAAATAATAAAACTGTCTAGCGTATGCTTCTTTAAGTTTTGCTTCAACAGACGTGTCTATTGTAGATTGAATGTCACTTCTGTTGTTGAACGTGAAAGTGAACTGTTCAAGTGATTCTTCCCTATAAATTATTCCATCCTCAGCGAACACACTAACGTTGGAGTACGCACCTGTTGGGTCTAGTATCTCTTTTGCTCTGCTGATGCCAGACGCTGTTCTGTTAACAGACCTTACTTTAACAATCTCCTGTGAAGCCGACAAAGGAACAACCTGGTAGTCTTCTGCTGTAATCATTCTATTCTGTGAATAGTAAACCTGTGCGGCTTTCTCCTTTATAGAGTCATTTGACTCTGACGCCGCTGAATTGTATACCGATGCCTTGAGGCTCACGCTCATGGTCAATGATTGCTGTGCACCGTTGGCGTCTGTGTATGGCACGGTCAACTGTATGTTTTGCATGTCAGATGGTTGTATAGTGAAATTGGCGTTATCGCTTATTCTGTAGTATGTCCTGAAAGTGCCTAATGGTATATTAGAGAAATTTCCATCTCCAAACACCATATCGATAGTGTCGTTATTTTTTGTTACAACGTTAAAAGTATTTCTCTCTGTTTTTGATAGAGAGTTATAAATCGCATTATTGCCTGCAAGTGATGGGATCTTACTCCATGATTCTGCTAATTGTCCAAACTGATCTAACTTGTAAAGCCACACGTCTGTGTTGTTGATGTTGGATGTATCAAAACTTTTAACATAATTTGTAATTGCAGAATCAACAGTGAACTCTTGGTTCTCCATCGATCCTTGTTTGAACAGGAAGAAGAACCCTGTGTTGTTTGAACTGTCTCCTGAACCATCCGATCTATATGTGTATGTCAATCCTGTTCCTGGTACGGGGGCAGATTCATATATAGACTCCGAATCTGTTATAGTGCTGGGCACTACCTCAAAAGATCTTGACGTACCTCCCACTGACTTAACGAAATTGTATATCGGTAGATCCAACTGGTTTGAACTTAGAGTGTAAACCTCTGTGGTGATACCACCTATGGTTCCTGACTCTCTTGGGTTTCCAAACAGTTGTCCCGTCTGGTTGGCCGCGTTCAGTATCGCAGTGAACTGCTCTCTGTAGTTTGAGTTTGCTGAGTCATTCCATATGGTGTTTGAATTTGCTAGATTTGTTCCGAAACTGTCCTGCACGTCCTGTGTGGTGGATATTGAATCTATCTTTAATAAGCCTGTCGCTGGTTGATTTCTCTTGGCGTTGTAGTTGATCAACCTCGCCAATCTTAGAACACTGTTTCTTCTCTCCGCAGTCTCTAGGAAATTCTCCCTGGCGTTCAAGTCTACCCTGAAAGAAAGTGCCTGTGATATGTATGCTATCAGATCTATCAGTGCCACGTACTCCGAACTCTCAACGAAGTCGTTGAAATCGTCGGGGTAGTTCTCACGTAGATACGCTACCATGGTCCTTCTCAGGGTCTCAAAGTCGTAACTCTTGAAGTCGGCCTGTTGGAAAGACTGGTAGATCTTCCTCCAATCTTCCGCGACTAATAATCTGTTTTGTCTATCTGTAGTGGCCATTGTAATTACAACGGTATTTATGTGTTAGGAAATGTACGTATATTAAGATAGACGCAAGAGCGAGTTCTCATCGAAGTTGAATCGCAGTTTCTCGGTAATATTGAGAGGAACATATGTTATAGTGGCCTGTATGGCTATGCCCTTGTCTGCTTCTGTGACCAGTATCTCTTCCGTGGCAATACGTGGATCTGCGTTAAGATTCGCTGTGACATCCTCTACGATGGCATCCTTTAGAGCTTCTGTAAACGGCTCAAATATAGCATCGTATATGATTGTGCCAAATTCAGGGTTCTCCACCCTCTCACCCTTACGCACTGATAACCTATTGATAAGATCCTGCTTGGCCACCTCGAAGTCGTACAGTTTGAAGTTTTTCTTGTCCGCACGTGAACTGAAACCCTTGAAGGTCACATTCTTGTTGCTCAATCCTTTGTCTGATCCGTTGTCGCCGTATGCCATTAGTTCAATCTCCTAAACTCCACGTCAACCTTTGTATAGTCGACCATGTAGTATCCCGTGTCGGTCATGGTCCTGGCCCATGGCACCTCCTGTGCCATCACACCCTGCCACGTGCCCGACGTGTGCTTGTATTTAAACTCGTAGATGTTGATTCCTGAAGGGGATCGGCCAATCAATCTGATGTCTTCCTTCAGCCTCACGTCACTGAAACCACCGAAGAATGTCTTCACGGCTGTGAATGCGGCCGTCACACTCCCGCCTCCGGGCAGTTTCATGGCACCTATCTTGGAGCCCAGATTGGTGAACTTTCCCGCCTTGATGCCCTGTGCACCTAGTTCCCTGGCTGTGCTTCCGCCAAGACCCTGCACAAATCCCTTGGCCTGGCTGGCTATCGCATTTATTGCCGTTGTCTGTATGGTTGACGTGACCTGTCCCGCCACCACGTTCTTGAACACCTGGGTAGTGGCCTTGAGATCCGCAATGGATCTGATATTGGCGATGTTGATGTTGCCCGCGATGTTGCCCGCGAGGCCGGATATGTCTATGCCGGCGATGGAACTTGGTAGAACCGATCGTTGATATACTGTGTTGCCAAACTTGTCCACACCTATGGCCTTCCTCTTGGTGAGGTCACCCACCGCTTTCTGGAATGTGTCGTTGGCTGTGTTGGCCAGGGCCTTGCTTCCCACGTCTGTGGCGAAGCCCTTGAAGTCGCCCGAGAACAACTGCGTCTTGTCACCTAGTGCGAACAGTTCGCCCGCCTGGTTCACGAACACGTTGTCCTTGAACAGTTCCGCCGCCTCTGATCCGGTCACTGTGTCAATGACCTGGTCCGCCAGTTTCTTGGTGGTGTTGTTGAGCACCTCCGCCACGGAGTCCGCCACGTCGAAACCTTTCAACTTGTTGCTGATGCTGGTGGCGGTGTCCCATGCCACTTTGCTGGCATTAATGCCAAATAGATCGTCGTATTCCTTGCCAAAATCCGCCAGTATCTTCCTGGCCTTGGCCGGGTCAGTCGATGTGCCCATCTGTTCACGCAGGTGTCTCTCCGCTTGCGCCTGGAAAATTCCTTGCCTTATGGACTCGTTCGGAGACAGCATGAGTTGGTATTCCGTGTACTCAACCGTGCCTGGTGTGCTGGCCAGCCTGTACCACTGCTTCTTGTTGTCCGCGCCTCCCGTGGGCATTGCTCCCTCAGAGGTGAATCCCCGGAACCTAGGCATTGGCTCGTGTGTTACGAACCTGTGCACCGTGGTCGAGGTCTGTTTGGTGAACGATCTCAGAGGCTCTATGCCCTTCTTGGCCAACTCCACATCGCCCTCCTGCCTCTCGGTCATGCCGGCGGCGTCCGTGTTCAACCACGTAGGTCCCCATACCGGACTAGCACCAACGGAATTCAAGTGCACCTGTGCGCCTGCTAGGTCTATCCTTCCACCTGCACCATGTAACTGTGTGCCGTCAGTGAATGAACTTAAACCGTCCCTGGCGTAGTCCCTTATGCTTCCTTTTTGTGAGCTGTTGAATATGCCCTTGTCCCCCAGGTTCAGCATGTATGAGCCCGCTGATTTAACTATCTCGTTGGTGGCGCTCATCCTGATCTGTCCACCGGCATGCATGTTTATGTTGGTGTCCGAGTGTAGGTTGAAGTCACCCTGCGTCCTCATGTTGATTCCTCCCACTCCTGAATATAAATCTATCCTTCCATCACTGTTCATCTCTATGTAGGCGTTGCCTGAACCATTGGCTATGTACACCACACCCTCGGTGTCGTGCATCAGCAGTTGGTGTCCCGATGCGGTCCTCAATCTGGTCAGTTGGTTGGTGCCGTCCACCGCTCCATCGTCCATCACGAACGTGTGTCCAGTCTGCCTGGTCACGTAATCCTGTACTTCCGCGTCCTTGGTCCCTACATTTACTCTTGTCGTGCCCGTGTCTTTCCTGCCTGGTGTACTGATTCCAAACACAGCACTGGGAGATTCTCTACGTGCCGAACTAGAGGTGTTACCCCTGATGTCGTCAGCACTCAATCCTTGTTTCAGTAATGTCTCCGCGAATGGGTGTATGGGCTTCTTTATGTTGTTGAAGTTCTGTGGTGCGGCGGTGGCGGCATTGGTCCTGTTGACTTCGCCCGATGGTACGTTGGTCGTGCCATATGTTGTTTGCTTGTCATCCTGGAATCCTGCGTCTGCACCTTCGAAAGTGCCGTCCAAGGCGTCGTGCGTGGACCTGCTTGACGATATGCCTGGTGTCATTTGATTTGTCATGGGCTCCGGCACGCAACCTATCCAGAACGCTTGGTCCATCTTGCCTTCCGCGAATATGACCAACACCCTGGTGCCTATGTCTGGTGGTACCGCCCAGAAGCCGTAACTGTGCTGGCTGTCCTTGTAGTCCGTTGATCCTGGTATGCTGTGCCTGGCATCTTTCGCCCCATAGAAAGGTGACAGGTATTCACACGTGATCAGGTTGCCACTTATGGCGTCATTGGTCTTGCTGAGGCTGGGTATGTTGACCTGAAGCCTGCCCATCCTCAATGGATCCACGTTGTTCTTGATCACGCCTATGTATGGACCGGCGCTCTCGCCCGACCAGGCGGTGTCATTGCCCGGTGCCTTTGCCGTCGATGCGTGTCCCTTGTAGTATTCGTTGCCTGCCATTATGATGATCCTAGTGTTCCACTCAATTCGTCTATGCGAGACATTGCCATTGGGTTTTTCTCACTAACACTAATTACCTTGCCGTTTTTGGTGGTGATTTTTTTGTTGCCTGTACTGGTCACGGGACCATCCTGGTTGTTGAAACGTACCATGGTCAAAGTTTGCGTGAATTTGCCGTCCGTGAAATTGTGACGTACCTGTGTCACCTTGTATAGTCCGGAGAACACGGCCCGTTGTGCCGATGACATCTCATACACTCCCGTATTGTCGTCGAAATCCGCTGGCGTCTTGAACGTGAGGTCGATAACGGGATCCGCCACGTCGTAGTTGAAGCAACGCAGGTTGGGGTTCCACACGTTGTCACTTTTGCCGCCCCGGAAGAAGTCTATGTTGTTGTCCTGGGAACTGCCGCTGGAGTTGGTCGGTGTCGCTGGTATGAACTGGCTCTGTCCCACCCATGCGGGGTCACCCAGTATTTCCATGTTGACAACAACCATGTCCGCCTTTGGATGGGTTATGTAGTCAAAGAACTGATCAACCCTGGCGTCACCCTTGGCCGTCCTGCCGGATTTTGAACTCTGATTACCAATTGTTTCACTCTTGAGTGGTAGGAAATTATCGCTCCCTAGGTCTGTTTTGTTCGGGCTTGCCGGTGTGCCTGCGTCTGATTTCTGACTCTTGTTACTTTCCGTGAATCTCCTGCCTTCACTGGCCTCCAGGTCCTTGAGCCTGGCCTGGTAGTAGGCCACCTTGTAGTTGATGTCCAAATCCAATATGTCTAGGTTGTCACCCGTGAAGATGTAGTTGTATTCCTTGGCCACGTAGGCACGGTTGTGCTTGTCTTGTTCTATGCCCGCCGTTGCTAGGTTGTAGGCGCTGATGTAAAAAGGTTCAACCACGATGTTTATGATCTTGGCGTGAGTTTTACGTAGTTCGTCAAACCTCTCAGTCATATCGATGCCTGTGCGTATCCTGAAATATTTGAAATGGCTGTCCAGGCCTTCATTGGGTTTGAACCCTCTCACCCCGATACCACTTAGTACTTTTTCCTCCCACTCGTCGAAACTCTTGGCACCATACTTGGGATGGGTCTTCATGAGCTCCTCTAATATTTTCAGAATGTTCTGTGATGAGTTGAACTTGAGGAATTCCATGTTGAACGATCCGCCTCCGGTATCGGTCCCCTGTGTGGTCTGGACCGACAAGGCCGAGCCGGGTTGCATGCCTGCTTGGGCCAACAATTCAT